TGCAAAACAATCAAGGTACACAAGAAACTAGAAGGTACCAAGATTGAAGATGCAAAAAAAGACGCAAAAAAATAAAATTGTCAAATACAATTTGAGATTAGAGCCCATTCGTGGGCTCTTTTCATTTATATTGACTACTTACCTAGGAAGCTATATAATTATATCATGACTCACTATGTAACTTTAGGCGTGGAAGAAAGCGCCAGTCCAGACGAAATTAAACGAGCATATCGTAAACTAGCAGGCCAACATCACCCAGACAAGGGTGGTGACACAGCGGCCTTTCAGAGAATCCAGGAAGCATACTCTATAATAGGTGACGAAGGAAAACGGGCACAGTATGATGCTGAACGTCGCGGTGGTGGAGGTTTTAGATTTTCCGTAAATGGTCAACCATTTGAACATCACTTTGGCGGTATGGACGATATTTTTTCACAGTTTGGCTTCAATCCTTTTGGTGATCCTTTTGGCAGGGCACAGCCTAGACGCAACAAGGATCTTCGTATCAAAATTCAAATTGATCTAAAAGACACTCTTGAAGAACAAACAAAAACTATTACTGTTAAAACTACCAACAACGACGACGTAACTGTAGAAGTAAAAATACCCCGAGGAGTTACCACTGGTACAACAGTTAAATATTCAGGATTAGGTGATAACTTGTTTGCAACGTTACCTCGCGGTGACCTATATATTCAATTCGAAGTACGTAGTAATAATAATTTCGAAGTTCACGGAATAGATTTACTAACCAACATTTCAATTAATTCAATAGAAGCAATAGTAGGATGTGAGAAAATTGTTACTGGTTTAGATAATAAAGAATTCAAAGTCTCTGTTCCAAGCGGTACTCAACCAAACTCTAAACTAAGACTTATGGGGCAAGGTTTGTACGCAATGAACCAAAATATTAGAGGTAGTTTAATAATCAATGTTAGTATTGTGACACCAACACTGTCGTCCCATCAGTTAGAAATCGCCAAGCAGTTACTCAATTCGTTTAATTAACCAATACAATAAATAATTTTATGCTACAATCTAATCCTGAAATTGATCTTATTGTCAAGCAAGCAATGGAGTCTGCTATCAGTTACGGACATTCTTATGTAACTCTAGAGCATATGACTCTTGCGCTAATTGAACATAAACCTTTCAATGAGTTACTTAATAATTTTGGCGCAGATGTTGATGGATTAATTAATGATCTTAAAACATACCTAGCCGCACAAACTCATTTAAAATCAGCCAATAACGAAGCGCCTAAAAAGACTCATGCATTAGAACGAGTTTTTAATAGAGCATTTACTCAAGTAATTTTTAGTTCAAGAACTCACATTCAAATAATTGATTTATTCTTGAGTATACATAGTGAGGGAAGTAGCCATGCACAATATTTTTTAATTAAATATGGTCTCAATCGTGCCAAGGTCACAGACTTTTATAATCAAAATTATAAAGAGACAACAGGTCGTAAGTTGGCCAGCGTTGCCAAGGCCGATGAAATTTTATTACAATACTGCGATAACTTAAACGACGAAGCCAAGGAAGGACGTATAGATCCAGTGATTGGCAGAGAGTCTGAGATTAACGAAATAGTTCAAGTGTTGGCCAAAAGAAATAAAAGTAACATACTAATGGTAGGAGATGCTGGTGTAGGTAAAACTGCTATTGCAGAAGGGCTAGCTAAGAAAATTGTCGATGGAGATATAGTAGAATATCTTAAATCGTTTACTGTTTATAATCTAGATATAGGTAAATTACTAGCTGGTAGCAAGTATCGCGGCGAGTTTGAAGAAAAACTACAAGAGGTACTTGCTGCATTAAATGCAAAAGGCAATGCTATTTTGTTTGTTGACGAAGCACATCAAATGAAAGGAGCAGGATCTGGTAGTCAAAGTAGTGTAGACTTTGCAAACATGATCAAGCCTGCGCTGACCAAAGGACGTATCAAAGTAATAGCAAGCACTACCTGGGAAGAATACACACAAAGCTTTGAAAAAGATCGTGCGCTCATGCGTCGTTTCTACCGCCTAACTGTCGACGAACCCACACCCGCTGTAGCTAAAGATATCCTTAGAGGAATTAAAACAAAGTTTGAAGAGTTTCATGGTGGGTATATCATTGATGATGCAATCGAGGCAGCAGTTGACCTTAGTGTGCGCTATCAAACAGATAAGAAACTTCCAGATAAAGCAATTGATCTAATTGACAGTGCTGCTGCTAAACTTAAAATTTACACAGATGGTTTTTTTACACTAACAAAATCTCATATAGTTGAAGCTATCAGTAGGGCTACAAAAATACCCGAAGAACAATTATCAGAGAAACGTGAAGATAACATTAAATTAATCAATATCGAAGAGAACATAAAAAATAAACTGTTCGGTCAAGATCGGGCAGTTGAAAAAGTTCTAGAACACGTTTATGTTAATAACGCAGGATTGAAAACATTAAACAAACCAGTTGGGTCGTTCTTATTCCTTGGGCCTACTGGTACAGGTAAAACCGAGTTCGCTAAACTATTAGCAGAATGTCTAGGCATGAAATTATTGCGCTACGATATGAGTGAATATCAAGAAAAGCACTCTGCATCTAAACTAATTGGCGCTCCACCAGGATACGTGGGTTTTGATGATAGTAATTTGTCAGGTGGACTATTGGTAAGTGATATTGAAAAAAATCCCAATGCAATTATACTATTCGACGAAGTAGAAAAAGCACACCCCGATGTCATGAATGTGTTTCTGCAATTATTAGACGAAGGTGTTATTACTGGCAGCTCAGGCAAAAAGGCCAATGCAAGAAACACCATAGTCATTATGACCAGCAATTTGGGTGCAGTTGATAATGAAAAGAATACAATTGGATTTAGTGTACCGTTACAAAAAACAGACGAAGATGATCGTGCTGTAAAAGAGTTCTTCAGACCAGAGTTTAGAAATCGTTTAGATGCCGTTTGTAAATTTAATAAACTAAACGATTTAGCTATGAGAAAAATTGTTTCTAAATTTGTCAACGATCTAAATGATCAATTATCTGAGCGTCAAATGAAAATTCGTTTGACAGAATCCGCTATTGACTATATAATCAAGGAGGGCTTCGACGAAAAAATGGGAGCTCGCCCATTGGCTAGAAAAATAAATGAACTTATTAAAGTTCCATTAAGCAAAAAAATTATCTTTGATAAAATTGATAATGGATCAACTGTTAATATTGATCTAGTCAATAACGAATTAACTTTTAGTGTATTATTATATTCATTAACTGATCCCTCCCTACTACCACAAGTTGATAAAAATGGATTCATTATTCTGGAAGAACTTAGTACCTGATATACAGGTACTACCGGCTACTAAATTATTTTATAAACAGTATGTTTATAAACTTGAGATGTTGGCCTATGCAGGAAAATCTGTGAGCACCTCCATGACGGTTGAAGAATCGCTAGCATATAGAAAAATCTCAATGCGACAGATAAACTATGGTGGTAGTTGGGCTATACGCAGTAAACAAAACATTAAGAACGCCGACGTAGAATGGTTAAAATATCTTAAAGGTTTTAAACAATCGCCTACATTTAATTGTAAAATTAGAATAGAAGAACCTTCCATACAAATTTATAGTGATAATGAAAAGGATCTTTATAATTTTGTAGCAGAGCTGCCCAATGATTATAAAAAATACGTTACAGGAATAGCCCGACCCGAAACAGATCAAGTAAAATCTCTGATGTTGGCTGGCAAAAAGGTAGTTAAAAAACCACCAACTTATGAGTTTAAGATTTGTTTTCGTGATGGAAATTACGAACCAAGTACTAGACAGTCAGTGTTAAATTATTTAGATGGATTAGGTAATCTAGTAAGAATTCCAAAACATTTCAAAGAAGAATTTAATAAACCTTATAATAATATATGGGATTGTTACATATACTCAAATGACATAAACATAGCCACGTTTATACAGCTGATCAACCCAAATTTAATTAGATCAATTATTGAGATGGCTGTAGTGGACGAGATAAATACTGCTATTATCCAGGAGTGCCACAATGGCTAAAATTCAAGAAGAAGTAATTGTTATCACAATCAGCAAACTAGTTAAAGAATCCGATGCAGCAGATGCACCCGATCTTGCGAACGCCGAGATCATTGCAGCATTAGGATCAGTAGCAGAAGAATTACTCGGCAACGGTGTTGTTGTTGAAGTTAATAAAGCATAATCAACTATAAAGAGAGAAATCAATGAGCGATAAAAAACCGTTAGGTCAAGTACTTGACACAGGTACACCACCTGTAGATAAAACTGCTATCCAAAAATCAGCAGTAGAAATGATTAAAGCCGCGGCTGCTAAACAAGCACAACAAGCACAACAGCCAATACAACAAGGCGGACCTGGTGTTCCGTTTGATTTTAAGAAATGCCATTTGCACATTGGTATTCCCTGTTATGGCGGCATGGTAAGTGAACCAACAATGACATCATTTTTGAGATTCATTTTAATGGCACAGCAAGTGGGACTAAACTGGAGCCTGGACACAATGGTTAACGAATCGTTAGTAACTCGTGCTCGTAACAACTTGATGGCCAAGATGATGACTAACGAGCAAGCTACACACTTTATGTTCATTGATGCTGATATCCGTTTCCAACCAGAATCAATTTTTCAGATGATGGCCTGCGATAAAGATGTTATTGGCGGCCTATATCCCAAGAAAGCCTTACCGGTAAACTATGTAATTAATTTACAGCCGCAGACCAAGATTCAAGGCGATATCTTTACTGTAGACACTATGGGTACAGGTTTCCTAATGTTTAAACGTGAGGTTTACAGTAAACTAATTCAAGCACATCCAGAAACAAAGTATGTGGATGACGTTGGCCTAGGTAAACAATACGAGCCAATGATGTATGCTATCTTTGATGTGGCTATTGATCACAAAGGACACTACCTGAGCGAAGACTGGCAATTCTGTCGTCGTTGGGCTGCAATGGGCGGTGAGATATGGGCACACGGTAAAGTGTTATTGAATCACGTTGGACATTATGAGTTCCAAGGTGACTTGAGCAAGATGCCACAGTTTGGTCAAGCAACTGATAGTCAACTACCAGAAGGCACACCTGCTGCACTTAAAGATGCGCTGGCAATGGCACAAAAAGTACCTGCATAAAGGAAATAAAATGTCTGATAATACCGAAACTTTAAAATTTAGAATTGGATTAAGTGGTACATATTTTGATAAAAAACCAACATATTCAGTCGGTATTAATACAACACCAATGGTAAACTCTACTGTAGAGGTATTATCAGACGAGATTTTCTATGTTGAATTTGAAAGCATTCTGGAAGAAAATACAGAAAATGAATTGTTTGTTAGATTAGAAAATAAGTCAACTAATGATACTATCACAAATGACGGTGTTATTGTTAAGGACCTGCTGCTAAACATTCATAGCATCGAAATAGATGAAATTGATTTAAGCACTTTAATTTGGACCAACAGTGTTTATCAACTAGATCGTCCTCAAAAATTTAATAATCAGGTAGTTACAGAACTTAAAAATTGCGTTAATTTAGGCTGGAATGGCACTTACAAACTGCCCTTTACAACACCTTTTTACATTTGGTTGTTAGAAAACATCTAAGCTAAATACAGCAATGTACATTGCTGAACTTTTTGAAAATAAACAAGCGGCTTTTTGTTTTGGTCGCATGAACCCTCCTACTCTTGGGCACAAACAACTGCTAGATACACTTGCCCAGACTGCACAAGATTACTACATATTTGTTAGTCAATCACAAGATGCCAAGAAAAATCCACTGGACTTCGGAACTAAGATAAGTTTTATTAGGGCTATGTTTCCAGAGCATGCTGCAAACATCATAGATAAAACCGGTATTAGTACCGCATTACATGCGGCCACCATGCTTTACGATTCTGGTTATAGGTTCGTTACATTTGTAGCAGGATCAGATAGATTAGATCAATTTAAAAAACTGTTAAATGACTACAACGGTGTCGAAGGTAAAGGGCACGGTTACTACAAATTTAATAAAATAAATTTTGTCAGCAGCGGAGATCGTGACCCGGATGCTGATGGACTAGCTGGTATTAGTGCTAGCAAAGCTCGCGAGGCAGCGGCCAATAATGACATAGAAGCGTTTGCTCAAGCAACAGGAGCAGGTAATGTAGCACAGGAATTGTTTGCTGCTGTTAGAGCCGGCATGAAGATAAAAGAAGATGTCAATAACAGTGGCACTGTCACAGTTAAACTAGACGGTGTTGATGTTCCGGGGCCGTACAATGATATTGATCATGCCAGGAACAAAGCCAGTAAACTTGTTAGCTATAGCAAGGGCGAAGTAGCAGAAGTTTATGTCAACGGCACACTTAAAATGCGCTTAAAGTTAAATACACCCCATCAATACTTCAATGAAGAAGCAGCAGGAGTTGGTGTAGTTGCCGGACGCAATCAAGCCAAAGATCCTCGTTATATGATGAGTTTAACCAAAGACGTGCGTCCGGGTGAAGTAGATCGTCAGCTTAAAAAATTTAAGTTGAAAGCATAATGAACCCTCCGCGACGAGCAGAAATATCTATAGAAGTACGAGCGAATATTCAAAGTATCAATGGTGGTATGTATAGAATTTACATCGATGACACCCTTATAACTGAGCGTACATGGAATTTGAGCACAGAATACGCTATAAATGAAAACATTTCTGTAATTGTGCCATTGGGCAGACATAAGTTTAAATTGATCCCAGTTAATGCGGACCCCGGGAGCTTTTTCCTACACAACTTTCATTTGGGTGGACGGTTAGTTCACCCTGTATGTAAGTCACTGGAATTTGATTTTGCAGTTGATGCCAGTCTACCTGCAGTTGTATAAATACAACTATTACTGGGATTGGCAATGAAAACAACAGATTTTATCACAGAAAACTTAGTCATGGCTGCACAAGAAGCGCAGTCAGATCACGAAGTAAATATGGCCAGAGCACAATGTTACAACGCAGCTCAACACGCTATTGAAATTCACAAGCTACTTAAAAATATCAGCGAAATGCAGGGTATCGAGGGCTGGGTGGCTAGTAAGCTTACCCTAGCTGAAGATTATCTAAACACAGTCCGCGACTATCTTACTTACGAAGCACACAAAGAAGATCAAATGGATGAGTTTAATCCAGAGTCAGCAACCATGACGTTAGACTCTGTATTAGGTGAAGATTCATATGATGATGCAGTAAGTGCGTTTTTGTCAAAGAACAAGCCCACAGAACTACCTTATAAAAAACCACGCAAAAGCGAAAAGACAGACTTCGGTAGTCGACATATTGGAGGCAAGGGCGAAGTGGGCAGAGGCAAATCTAATAGAATTGGTAGAGGAGCAAAAACTGATCCAAAAGGCAAACCTGTAGTGACAGCAGAAAATGCAACTGGTGGAGCCACTGGCTCGGCAGCTATTGCTAGCACTCCAGGTACAGGCAAAGGTAAAAAGGTAGGATCATTGTTCGGTGGCAGTTATAAACAAGCTAAAAAATGATGAGAGACCTATTAGAAAAAATGAAGCAGTTTGCTGGCGAGCCTGAACAAAAGCCCGGCGACCAAGTACGAGGTACAGAAGTAGCAACCAAAGGTGACAAACATCCTTTTCTAAAAAGATTAGTCGGCGAATTAAAAAAGCCAAAGGTTAGAAATTTAGAAAAAGAAATAGCCGAAGCATGGTTAATGTTCCAAGAAGAAGATCTAGGAGTAGAACCTCGCAGACCAGCAAGACCTGGTAGTAGAGAAGAACAATTTGGTCGCAGAGGTCATAAAGAAGAATCAGGTTATAAGTCGGTTAAAGAACAAATCCCGCCACCAGCAACTCCTGGTAACCCTGGTGCCACAACACAACCTGGTAAACCCGGTGCGGCCTCAAATGAACCAGATGCAGCGACAGCCAAACCTGGGCAGGCTGCGCCGGGAGCGGTGAAGCCAGGACAGTCAGGCAAACCCCCTGTTGATCCGGCAACGGCGGCAGCGTTAAAAACAAGTTTATCTAAATTAAAGACTAGTGTTCCTGGATTAGATGTTACCAAGGCATCGAATACAATGGCCAAAGCCGACACAGGTGTTAAATTATCCCCCGGTGATCAAGCTGTAGTATCTAAGATGGCACCACAATTAGCTAATGTTATTAAAAATCCACAAATGATCAGTCAGTTAAAAATGATGATTGACAAAGCCAATCAACAAGAAATAGCACAGGCAAAGCAACAAGGTACACAATAATGAATATCTTTAATCTTTTTGAAAGTCCTAAACTAGGCGCACCAAGTAACCGACCAGGTGCACAAGACATCGGCGACCAACACAGTCCAAGTCCAATTGGTTCTGGCACTAGTAAAAGAGAAGCCAAGAAAAAGCCGGTAACAATGATGGGTGTGGGTGTTAAAGAATCTAAGATTACTGAAATATGGGAACCATTAACAGAAGGTCAGGTACCTAATTTTCTTGATGATGATTTTTATGCGTATGATCCAGAGACCAAAGAAATCAAAAGCACATGGAGTCACAAAAGTGTAGGTAGAAGACATTCGGAACACAAAGCACAAACAATGGGTTGGCAAGTGGTAAGCGGAATGAAAGCTCGAAGTTTAGGATTACACTATGCAGACAAAGATGTAGAGGAAGGTCTAGGCAAAGGTGTTGTTATTAACAAAGACGATCTAGTTGACATCTATATCAAGGGTAGAGGTAAAAACAATATACCAATTCAAAAGAAAGTTGGCGCACAGATTCCAAACAGCAAAGCAAATGCTTTCATTGCTAAAGTAGCCGAAAAATACGGACTTAATCCAAAAGCATTTGTATACGGTCCTTCCGGGGACATGGCGGAAGGCAATCTACAAGAATTTGCACCGGGTGATGGCAATAGTGGTCGCTGGTATTCAGATGACGATCTAGCTGACATTGTAGGCGAAGATTGGTATGAGTTTGATGTGAGTCACGAAATGGGTAACATTGGTACTCAAGGTGAACGTGCCCGAATCTTCCTTGCACGAGAAGCAGAAGCCTATCTAAACGACAGAGGATACAATGTAAACGTACTTGATGTTCAGGACCAAGGTGATAATTTGTCTTGGTACATCTCAGGTTCATTGATGAATGAGCAAGGTGTGGTGGAAGGTTCGGTACAAGACAAGCTACATCGTCGTCATCAAGAATTAAGAAAGAAGTCTGGGTTACCTGATCCTGACTACTACAAAGAACTCAAGGCCACATACGATCTTCCCGATCAAGAGCGTTATGCCAAGGCAGCAGAATTAAAGAAGAAATACAATGTTAAAGAAGGTATACTGGATCGTGCAGCACCAAAGATGCCCAAGCCTCGTAATCCAGCTGAGAAAGTATTAACAGCTAAACGTACCAGCGGTGCAGCAGGCAAACATGTTAACAAAAAACGTCAAGCAGAATTACAACCAAAGCATCGTGGTAGAGATGAACTAGACGAAGGATGGAAGTCGGCTGTTGCTGGTGCAGCATTGGCGGGCGCAGCAGCTCTAGGTGGTGGTGCCGCGCAAGCAGGAGATCTTGAACAACAAATTGGTCCGTTACCAGTAATGGCAACTATAAGCATACAGTTGCCAGATGGTTCAACAAAAACAATTAAAAAAGATCTAGGACACGAATACGATTACAGAATCGACGATGCCAAAAAAGATATTGAAAATATCCTAGATAAAAAGGGTATTAAAAAATATAGTATTCATCTTGACCGATACAAAGACAACAGTGCGTATCTAGATCGCGATGCAATGAGTAAATCACAAGCGCCAGATAATCGTGCCAAAACAGATTATGTTGATAACAAACCGTATCAACCCAAAGACGGTAAAGGAGACTACATGGATAAGACTCCTTACAAAGCCAGCCCAACCAAAGTAAATTATTTGGACAAGGCCAAGTCTGGAGAATTTAGAGACATGGCCAACTACGAAAGCATTGAAGAAATGGATCGTAGAGGTTTTCTAAAAGCCATGGGCGGAGCCGCACTAGCAGGTGCTGGCCTAAGTGCAGCGGATGCAGCAGCACAGCAAATGGATACCATGGCTCGTGTTATTATGATAGTAAATGGCGAACAAGTTGAACGAGTGATCAATCTTGGACAAGTATCTAGCCCTCAAGCTGCTGAACGTGCTTTAGCTAACGAATTGCAGGCCAGAGGAATAGAACAATTTCAAATCAGTTTGGAAAGAGGTGCTCCACCAAAAACTGCACCCGTTGATACTAGACCAAGACCATACGGAGCACGTAGTGTTGCTGGTCCAGGTGGCGTAGTAGATACAGCCGGACAGGTTGTTGGCGATGTCAACAGCGGTGACTGGCGTGGTGCGGCACAAAAAGGATGGAAAACTTACCAAAATAATAAAAATGCAGACATGGGCGCGGTAGGTCGTGCCGAAGTTAAAGATAGAATTATTCGAGGCGTAGTAGGTGGTCTGGGTCTAGACGAAGATGATCTCAATGAACACCTAGAAAAACATTTGTATCAGTTACAAAGCGCCGGATACGACATTGTGACAGAAGCAGCAAGTCTTTGTCCTGAGTGTGGTGGTGCAGCTTACGAAGACCGGATACTAGCAGAAAAACAAGACGCCTGCTATCATAAAGTAAAGAGTCGTTACAAGGTATGGCCAAGCGCCTATGCTTCGGGTGCATTGGTAAAGTGTCGTAAAAAAGGCGCAGCCAATTGGGGCAACAAGAGTAAAAAATGAAATATAGAGAACTACTAGAAGCTTGTTGGCAAGGATATCAACAAAGAGGTATGAAAAAGAAAGGCGACCGCCAGGTGCCCAACTGTGTCAAGATGTCGGAACAAGAGCTGGAAGAAGATCTTAAAAAATGGTTTCGAGAAAAATGGGTGCGATTTGGACCTGATGGCAAAATCAGAGGCGAATGCGGTGGGCGTAGTGAAGGTGAAGGCAAACCAAAATGCTTACCGCAGAGCAAGGCGCATGCCTTGGGCAAGAAAGGGCGTAAGTCAGCTGGTGCAAAAAAACGCAGAGAAGATCCCAATCCTGAACGTAGAGGCAAAGCAATCAACGTAGCAACTAAATCTAAGAAATAAGGAGATCAACAATGGCAAAAGGCACATCTAATTCAAAAATTAAGCACGTGGTTAAACTAACTAGTCAAGGCGGTCGTAAACCAAAAACTAGTGCAATGAACAAAACTCGGAAATCTAATTTTAAAGCATATCGCGGACAAGGAAGATAATGGAAGAATTAGTAAAAACTATTAAAGTAACATTTGCTAGTGAATATGCGTACATGCTCAAAGCACAATACTTTCACTGGAATGTGGAAGGACCCAACTTCCCGCAGTATCATGAACTGTTGGGCAATGTATACGAAGAGGTTCAAGATAGTATAGATGCGTTCGCTGAGAATATTAGAAAATTAGGTGCATACACTCCTGGTAGTTTTGAACGTTTCAGTATGCTCAGTCGTATCGAAGATGAAACTAATCTAATGCCTGCCGAATCAATGGTGGCTGAACTACTATCAGATTCTGAAAAAATATGCGAAATGTTAAAGGTAGTTTTTGTACTATCCGAAGAAGCCGGCGAATACGGATTAAGTGATTTTATAGCCAGCAGACAAGATGCACATCGCAAACATGCATGGATGCTTAAATCAATTCTAAAATGATTGTTTATATACACGGTGCTAGTGCTACCAGTGAAAGTTTTAACTATGTTAGAGAACACATAGGCGGCGAAGATTACTGTGTTAACTATGATAGTCGCAATGGTTTCGAAAACAACCTAGCCGACATACATGATCAAATTAAAAATTTTACCAATATATTTTTTATATGTCACAGCCTTGGTGGTATATATGCGTTACATTTATCTAACATACTAGAAAATCAAGTTGTAGGTGCAGTGACATTGAGTACACCATACGGCGGAGCTGAAATAGCGGATGTAGCTAAATTCTTTTTGCCATATTCAAGACTATTACGTGATGTAGGTCCAAATTCGTGGGCAATGAAACAAGCAAATAATATCGCAATAACTCATCCATGGTTAAATATTGTTACAGTCAAAGGCAATGCACTTTGGGTTCCTCAACCAAATGATGGTGTAGTGACTATTGCAAGTCAAAAACATCACAACAAAGATATGGACCTAATCGACTTAGAGTATAATCACTACGAAGTATTACTGAGTGATAAAACTGTGAAAATTATCAAAGAAAGATTAAATGCATGATAGGTGAAATGCTTGTATGGGGCTTCTTTAGTGCTATGGGATGGATGACAGCCAACTGGGCTGTAGATAAATTTGTGCCTGAAAAAACAGAAACTCAAACGTGTTCAGAGTGGCGTGAAGAAAAAAAAGCAGACGGCACCGTTGAAAGAACCCGTACTTGCGAATCTAAAAAATAAGAACACCCTTAGGACCGGTGTGCGCGGCTGCTGCGCTATCCAAAGGAGTCGTGCCCCAAGGATTAAAGTGAGCCAAGGATAATATATGTCATTTTTAGTTGCCAACTTACCGCCGGTTCATTGTTATATACGTCGAGAGTTTTTATACGACTTTAAAAAGGGTCATGGAGAATATGAACCTTGTATTTGGGTCAGCATAAAAAGTATACGTGGACAAGCATTTAGAATAGAAAGTTACTTACCAAATTATGGCGCACTTTATGACAAACTACCTCTCCATGCGTATGTATCACGCACAGAGAATCTTGACCCTGAACAATTTTTATCTTTAGATACACTACAAATATGGGACTGTTTTGATTACGACATGACCGTAATTCAAAAATCGTTCTTGAGAAATTTAAGTTGCAAATTTTATGCCAAAGACAAAAACATGTATCCAGGCAATTACATGTTTACCGTTGACCATGCACATCCTAATCACAATCTAATTGATACTGGCTACAGCGAATGGCCCGAAGATCACAAAAGTTTCAATTTTATCGAACTAGAAAACGGACAATATGCAGCACAACCAAACAATCGTTGCCTGTTCTTTGATGCAGCCAGCAATCCAGTTGAAATGAAGTTCCCGGACTTCAAAGTCTGTACTCGCAAGTACGTGGTCGAACAAAATCCCAAATGGCGTTTGGGCGACAGCGATACTGTTATGTACGAAAAAGACTTGTAATTCTACAAAGAATACTATATAATTTAATTTTTAGGAGACCATACCATGGGTTCAAGAATGTTTTCGGCTGAACAAAAAGCTAAACTGACACAAATTATCAACGAAGGCATGGCAGTCATGCAAGAGGTAGAAGACCTTAATGCAGGGTTGAGTGATACTATCAAAGCCATTGCTGAAGAAATGGAAATCAAACCTGCCATTCTTAAAAAAGCAATCAAGATTGCACACAAAAGTAAACTGGGCGACGAGAACGCCGACAATGAAGAATTAAATACTATTCTCCAAACTGTGGGTAAAACTCTTTGATCAATGTTGTATCAGGGATCATAGATTGGATACGAGATGATTGGACATCTAACCGTATACGGTTTGTTGTTGAGCTCGTTGCTTGGGCTATCAGTATTGGATGTGCGCTTGCAATGGCGCTTACGGTACCCAATCCTCCACTCCTCGTTTTATATCCTATTTGGATTCTTGGTTGTGCTATGTATGCTTGGGCTGCTTGGACTAGGAAATCTTTTGGCATGTTGGCTAACTA